GACTAGCCGCCGTCTCCATGTCGGCTTTACAAAAGTCGATTTAGGAGAAAGTTATGTTAGATCCCACCAAAGTACTTTACAATGATTCTTTCAAAGTAAAGTGTAGGCAGGTTCTTCCTAATGGTACTACGCTGGTAAGCGAGCGTACCTATTCTAACAAAGCTACAGCGATTGCGAATCGGGAACGGTTTAAACCGAATCCTTTAACCGCAACCTCTATGCAAATCAGCGAAACCCGCGTTAACACCAACGAGTACACTCGTGTTAGAGGTAGTATCTATGGGACCTTTATTGGCCCCCCAGACTACGTCTTCTCACAGAGTCCATCCGGTAGTGTTCGTACGGAAACCATCGATTTTTCAACCGATGGCGAAGCTGCTATGAATAGAGCCTTAGCAAAAGCTTCCGAGTTTAGCTTCGGCATTTCAATTGCCGAATCTAGTCAGACCATTAACCTTCTCACTAAGAGAGTTAAAGATCTGGGACGCTTCGCTATGGCGCTAAAAAGAGGAGATATCTCCAAAGCTGCTAGTGTTCTTAATTTCGATCTATCCCTTCAAGGGGCAGCTCGTCTTAAAGGACAATCAGTTAAGGAACGCCTCTCCTCGGGGTACCTTGAATTTCAATTTGGCTGGATGCCTTTAATTGAAGATGCAAGTAACATTTCTAAGGCTTATGCAAAAGGACTCTCTACTGAGGGTCTCAAAGTCACAAGTCGCGTAGGCAAGAAAGCTTCCCTTAAAGGACGCTCTAATGCAGATCTGCTTAGTTATGTACCCCAGGCCTCTGCTGTTTTTTCCGGTCGTATTAAAAATACGAAGGCCCGCGATTTTCAAGACTTAGGTTTACTTAACGTACCCCTAATCGCTTGGAATCTCGTGCCTCTTTCGTTCGTCTTCGATTGGTTTATTCCAGTCGGGACGTTCTTAGGCGGTATTACAGCTCAGGCTGGACTCGAAGATTGTCAATCGACCTATACCGACGGTAAGATGTTTAAGACTATCATGTCCTTTCAAGGACAAGATTATCTTTTGACATCCAATCTCGCGGCTGCTCGACACGTATCTACGGGTCTACCATCCCTACTGGGCCTCGCACCTCAAGCTATTCATAGCTTTGGGCAAGTGGTTTCTATCGCTGCTCTCTTTCAACAGAAAGTGAGTACCGGTAGTTCAGTAGTAAATAGACCTTTTAGGTCTAACATCAAGTAAGCTGAATTTCTCAGAGCTTGATTACCAAGTCTTCTTGGTCTTTCCAACGAAAGGGGTTTTTATGCCCGCAATCGCAAACCGCGTTCTGACGAACGCTGCAGCCGCCTCGAAAACTTTCACTGTCAACGGTCTTGTTGGCCAGAAGGGTACCTTCATCGAAGAAACAGAAGTTCGTTTTGCGAACCGCCCTGTTCTTCAAGAAGTGACTCGTCCGACCAGCTCACAGAACGTTGGCCATAAAGTTGACGTGACGTTGGCACTCCCTCACCCCGTGACGGATGCTGGTGCGAGTGAAGCTATGAAAGAAGCTCCTCCAACCTCCTACTTCACCGTGAACACAATTGTGAACAAGTTTGCAACTTCTGCTCAAGCTGACGATTTGATCGCCTACTTGAAAAGTTATGTAAACTCGGCCGCTTTTGCTGCTCTGGTGAAGGGTGGTAACAACTTCTGATCATGACCATCGAAATCGCTTTTCTCCTTGCGGAGATTGTCGCCATCGGTGGGATCATTGTTGTTATCGCTCTTCTGAAACACCGTTAATTCGGTAATAAGAAGAAGGTTTTAAAGGTTATGAAGAGTAACGCTCGTAGCTTGGACTTTAAGTCTAAAGTCCCCCGTTCTGTGAAAACACGAACGGAAATGCCTCGCTCAGCTGTCTTGACAGCCCCAGCTAGACCGAATAGGCCTAGCACAGGTATTCCGGATCCCCTTACGATTAAAAGTAAGGCCCGGAAAGCTGTCTACCAACACCTGCAAGATATCAATTCACCTCGTTCTCTTTCGGTATATCTCATTATGAGAAATACTGATCTGACTGGAGGTTTTGATGATGAGGTCCTCAATCTAATTGTGGACCCACTTTGGTTTTCTACTTCTGACGATTTTTCTGGATTTTATGACCCGACTGAGCTAATCCGTAAATGGACTGGCTTAGTCTTGTCGTCTGATCCTGAGCTTAAAGCTCGTGAAAAATTCGAAGAAGCCGAAAGACAATGTCTAACGACGAACCTTCGTATACTCAAAGATACCGTATCTTGCCCAATCTACGCTCCTATTCGGGAGCGGTTGCGGAAGACGTTATCTAGTATGCTTGGTCCTGTCGATACGAAATTGCTCAGTGCTTGCGTTAGCGAAGGTGGTTGGGGTAAGGGAGTCACTTCCTCTTGTAAGGGGAAATGGCTCACTGAGTACCATAAGTTTGAGGCACAACCTCAAGCAACTCAGGCATTTGCTGATTTGGCATCGGCGCTTATGCGTGATGTTTCTCCTCTCTGGTCTCAAGAAATTGAGATCATTAAGGGGAGCAAATTAGCATTCGTTCCTAAGGATGCTCGTACCCATCGTTCCATTGCTGTCGAGCCAAGTCTTAACATGTTCCTTCAAAAGGGCATTGGTAAGGCTTTGCGTCGACGGATGAGACGTCGCTGGGCTCTTGATTTAAACACTCAGTGTCGAAATCAGAACTTAGCTTATATTGGGTCCAGAGATGGAAGTTTCGCTACAATCGATTTATCGAGTGCTAGCGATACTATGAGCTACCGGGTCATTGAGGATTTATTTCCTCCTGATTGGGTCGCTCTTCTTCGAAGCTGCCGAAGCAGCTTTACCATCGATGGGGAAAAAGAAATTTTTCTCCACAAGTGGTCATCTATGGGTAATGGTTATACTTTCGAACTTGAAACTGCGTTATTCGCAGCGATTGTTCGTGAGTGTATTCCAGAACACGACTGGTATGCTGGCAATTGGGCTGTTTACGGTGATGATATCATCTTACCCAGCGCAAATGCAAAAGAGACTTGTGATCTCCTTGCATACTTCGGATTCTCCTTGAATAATAAGAAGACCTTCATTAACGGACCCTTTCGGGAAAGTTGTGGGGCTGATTATTTTCTTGGCAATCCTGTGCGGCCTTTCTATCTTCGTGAAGTAGATTGGCTTTCACTCTGCAACTATGCGAATTGGGTTCGTACCCATAAGCGTAGTTGGCCGATCCATCGAACTTGGAATACTCTCAACGGTATTTTAGGTACTAACTTTCCGAAGGTCCCTCCCGGGATTTTCGTTGGAAGCTCTAGTTATCGAGGTCAAGTCTACCCTTTGCCATGTCGTATTTCTACGCATGGCTTAGTTGGACTTGAGATCGACGAGTGGGATACAGAACAGGGCTATGTATCTAAGATCACCTCAAAAGGTTTTCGAGGATACCCAGTTTCTGGACTGTATTGGGAACCCCGCACAATCTCATCAACTAAAATTGATGGTGAATGCGCGGTTCTAGCACACCTTAGACTTCTCACGGCGAGAAGTTCCGATGTCCTTTCTGAGCCATGGCAGCTAGCCATGACAAAGGTCGGAAATTGGAGGCGTAAACGGACAATCTGCGAAGATTGGCCGTCACTACCGTTGAGGTAACTCAACGTC